TGTAAACAATTTGTCAATCCAGCCAAATCACCAGGATTTCCATATAATCGTCCTTATGATGGGCGACCCGGTTTCGCTAAGAAGCGAGATTATTTAAGTTATCAAGGTGGTGAACCTGCTCGTAAAGACTATGAAGCATACTTGGAACGTATCAGTAAACTTAACTATAAGCCGACCTCTTTTTGTGTCGCTTCTGGTAAAAAGGAACTGCGTAAAGTTTCCAAGATTAAGGCTGATGAATTTCGAGCATATTTAGCCTCAAATGATGACAATACTTTGGCCGGGATTGGTGCTACTGGAGAGATGAATGAGAAGTTTTATCGTAGTTGGCCTACGAGCTGTTCCTTTGTTGGAGGTTCGTTTTTCTCAGGTGCGTGGGATCAAATGATGAAAAGATTATCTGTACATCCTCATGCTTTTGAAATGGATGTTAGCGCCTGGGATTCTACGCTTAGCCGTGAAATGATCGAGAGTTTCTGTGAAGTTATGTGGTCTTTTGTTTATTTTGAAGACAAAACAGAACTCAATCGAATTCGTTTCCAAAATTTGTTTCGAGAGATTTGGCAAACTCTCGTTTTATGCCCCGATGGTTCCCTCTTTTTGAAAAACCAAGGTAATCCGTCAGGTTCTTTTTTGACAATTGTTACTAACACAATTATCCATTATATGCTTTTTGGTTATGCATGGATCGTCTTAAATCCTGATGGTGAGAACACCACTTATGATTCGTTTTCTAATAGCGTTGAATTAGCGCTTTGTGGTGATGATTCTCTTGGGACTGTTGAAGAAGATGTGTTTCTCTGGTTTAATCCTAAATCTATTGCCCAAGTTTGGCGTTCTTTAGGTATTAATTTAAAAGATAGTGCCGTTTCAGACGGTGCCTTGATAGATAGACAATTTCTATCACAGAGATCACGTCTTATGCGTGGTAGATATATTCCTTTTCCTGACCATAATAAAGCTGTCAGTACCATGATTTGGAAAACTCGTGCTCATCAGAGTATTAAATGGTCTTATTTGAAAGCTTGTGCTATGCGAATTTATACTTTCAATAATTTGGACAGTAATCGTTTGTTCTCTTCATATATTAATTATTTAGAGACTGATCCAAAATTAGGCCAAATGTTGCGCGCATCTAAAACTGATGTTAATGGCGACATCCTGTCATGGGAGATTGTACATACGGTGTACAAAACAGATGAACAAATTATGTCACTGTATTTACCTCAATTCGAAAGCCAACAGATCGAAAATAGTGCACGAGTTGGTTTAGAGTTTGCTGAAGCTATTTGGGATGAATCAGTTGAACCAGAAACGATCTGGTAAAAATGCTTTTGTTGTATTGAAAGGTCAAGGCAAACGCCTTAAGAGCCTTAAGAAAATGGCTAAGAAAGCCAAGAACAAAAAGCCTAAAAATGGTTTAATTCCATGGGGGAATAAGGGTGTTAAATTAACCGGAGGCATGCCTATGCAAGTCCGGACTAGTAGTATGCCTGCTGCATTTGGTGTGCGTACAAGAATTGGTGCTCCT